CAATAGAGACTTTTGAGTATAAGAAAGATAAATCAATTATTATTCAAAATAATCTGCCTTATGGAAATAGGTTAGAAAATGGATGGTCTAAGAAAGCTCCGAAAGGTATGGTTGCACTAACGTTAGCTGAGATGCGAACCAAATATAGGAACGTGTTAATATGACTTATGCATTAGAGCGAAAAGCGATTGAGGTGTATTTAAGCGCTCAATGGGGAACAACAACTCCAATAGGTTTCGATGGTCATGAGTTCAGCCCTTCTTTTAATAGTATTCGAGTATCAATAGAAAACGGTTTAACTATGCAAGGATCTATTGGTGCAAATACGAACAGAATAGATTATACTGGCATTGTAACTATCCAGATCTTTACGGAGAACGGCAAGGGATCGGAGACTTGGAGAGGTTACGCAGAAACATTAGACGGTATTTTCTTTGATAAAAGGATTGCGAATACGGGTGCAATAGCGACTACAAACGAATTTATTAGATTCTCACCAGATCAACAGCACCCATATATTTCTGGCGAGGTTTCTGATATACCATTTAACATTGCAACTTTTGTCGTACCTTTTGTGCGATACGAGTTTAAATAAGGAGGCCACAACATGACTGGCATTGCATCTAATCAGCTACGGAGCGCGTTTGTGGCTGAATCAACAGTGGGAACTACTCCCTCATCACCATCGTTCACAACAAGCGATGTTCCAATAAATATGACTGCTGCTCCAAATGTAATCGAGCATCGATCACTCGCAGCAAAAGGCGAAGCTGTAGAAACGGCTATCGCAGGAATTGATGTCACTGGTTCTATGTCAGGCACATTAGTTTATGGAGCTTACGACACATTCCTTGAGAGCTTGCTTCAAGGCGCTTATTCAACAAACGTATTAAAAAGTGCAAAGGCAACTAAAACGGTTACTGTAGAGAACGGAATAAACGCAGGAGTTGGCGGTACGCTTACAATGATGCGTTACACAGGTGTCGAGGCAACTGGTGGATCATTAACTCTTGCTTCCAATGCAGAGATCGGGTTTTCATTTGATCTCACTGGCATAGGTTCACTTGATACGACAACATCTGCAATCGGTAGCTCATCATATACAGATCAAACCGAAAGAGCGCCTTTAACATCAGGTGTTGACGTTGGAACGATAGCATTTGCAGGGTACACACTAGACGCTTTTGAGAGTGCGACTATCAACTTCAACTATGAAGGCAGAGAAGCACAAACAAAGCTAGGAAGCTCTTTTACTAAGGATGGCATTACAAGAGGAGCTTTGCTTCCTGAGATAACTGCTCGTGTTTATGTAGATACTAACTTTGCAACTTTGTATAATGCAGCAAGAGATACAAATCACTCGCTCTTTGCAGTTACTTTTCCATTAGGTTCAGTATCGAGTAAAAAATACACTCTTGTATTTCCTAAGTGTAAGTTTGTGGGATCTAATATTGACTTCACTGGCACTAATGCAATGCAGGACGTAACAATCCGAGCAATGTATGACGAAGCTACCGAGGATGCGTCAGTAAAACTAACGAGAGCAGTTTCATGATTGCTGTTCGTAAATTTCACGGAACTGTCGATGGTAAAGAGAAAACTTTTTACGTTGGCGATCAAATTGATGCTAAGACTGTCAAAGAGTTAGGGTTGGCCGACAAACCCGAACTAGCCAAGGAATCCAAGGCTAAGAAAACACAAGAATAGCTAGCTATAGTGGGGTGGGTTGTCGGTATTCCTGCCCCACACAAAACCGACAAAGGAGACACCGATGCTTAAACTAAAGAAACCTCAATTATCAGATATGGTTTTTGAGAGTAATTTTTCCCCTGATATGGACTTTCTAGCTGATAAGGGCAAAACATATATCTCGATCAAATGTCGAGCAGGAGGTTGGGCGAACCCTGATTTAACAGTAAAACGTGAACAAGTGGTATTATATCAGGAAATGCAAACCCTCAAAGCAACTAAAATGATTGATAACGAGGATAAATACACAAAATTTAAGTTTGATTCCGATAAGGAAGTTGGCAAGAAGTTATTTGAAGCTCTTTATGATACTTGCGTTGTTTCATGGGAGACTAATATACAAAACGATGGCACTAAGATGATATGTGATAGGGATCATTTTCTGGCGCTTGCCGATGCTAAAATAAATGAATTATCCCAGTTTTTTATGGATTGGGCAAAGTACGTTGATGAGTTAGGTAATTTTAGACAGGAAGTCGAAGAGGAAACGGTAAAAAACTAATCGAGGCGCTTCTATGGTCTTTTAAGTACTCTGCAAAGGATGAGGCTTACTTGATGGCAAAGGGCGCAATAGAGGTCAGAAATAAACCTAATCCTCAAAATATGATGTATTGGATTGGATATAACGATTTGAGACAAGGGCGGCAAATAGGATATTCTGGGTTTTCCCCTATACCGTTCAGTGAAATTATGTCATATTGCTCTCATATTGGTCTTGATGATCCTATTGAACGCCAAAGTTTTGCTCGTTGCATGATGGCCTTAGATATTACGGAGCGTAATTATTATGACAACATTAAGCCTTAATATCGATGCTAGAGGCGCTCAGAAGGGCGCTAAAGATTTTAAACGAGCTACCGATCAAGTTAAAACGTCAGCAATGCAAGCCGATAGCGCTGTTGATAAGATGGGTGCAAGCGTTGCTAAAACTGGCAAATCAATGTCAGGTAGAAATACCTTCATATTCCAAAACACTGCGAACCAGTTAGGCGACATCGCGGTACAGGCATCGATGGGAACAAATATGTTCCGAGTGCTTGGTATGCAAGTACCTCAAATCGCAGGAGGCTTTGCGCTTCTTGGTGGCTCTCTTGGCGTTGTTGCTCCTGCACTTGGTGTTATTGCAGCTATTGTTTTTCCTATTCTTGCTTTGAGAGGTTTTGGTAAATCAGCAGGAGATGCAGCAGAAGAATTAAACAAAGTCGCAGATGCTATAAATGATTTAAAAGGTTTAGATAAGATAATTAAAAACAATATTACTTTGCCAATCGATAAAGCAACAGATGCAACACAAAGATTAATAGATAGATTGAGAAGGCAAAAGTTTGAGGTTGTTAGAGGTGGAGTTTTAGATGGCCTTGCGCCTGCATTAGAACCATTTAAAACGCAAGTTCAAGATGTAACTAGTGAGATTAATCTTTTAAATTTTACTATCGGAAGAATGGAGGGAATTGAATTTGAGAAAAGGCCTCTCGCAATAGTTAAAGAGCTTATCGCTCAGAAAGATCAAGTTGAGGCGCTTAATTTAGAACTGTTAGAAAGTAAGCAAGTAGTTGACGCAATTAATGACGCATTTAGTCAATCAACGAGTGCAAGAGCATTAGCAGAGAATCTATTATTAGCGAGAGAATCTATTGAAAATATGGAAGTAGATTCTAAGGAGCTACTCAAAACTTTTGATTCGGTTTTAGAAAGTAGTGGATTGCAAAACTTGCTGTTACAAAAACGAGAGGCTTTGCAAATAAAAATTACGAAAGACCGAACAGAGGCAAATAAAGAAGCCGAAGAAAGCACAAAAAGACTTACACAAGAATTTGAGAGACAACTTAAAGCAACGCGACAAAGAATGCAGCCAATCCAAGATGCTGCTGATATGATTGGAAACTCATTTGAACGAGCCTTTATGAGTGCAATCGATGGAAGTATGTCAGCCAAAGATGCTTTCAGATCAATGGCATCAACTATAATAGCAGAACTTTATAGAATATTTATCATCAAGAAGATCACAGGTTTTATATCTAGTTTCGTTGCCGATCCTGCTATGTTTGCAGGGTTAGGTGGAGGTGGGGCTGTAACTGGCCCTCGGATTAGACCGACTTCATTTGATGGTGGTGGATACACTGGAAACGGCCCTCGATCAGGTGGATTAGATGGTCGAGGTGGCTTTATGGCTATGCTTCACCCAAATGAAACAGTTGTAGATCACTCAAGAGGAAACTCTGGTGGTGAGGTCGTAGTAAATCAAACTATCAATGTGACTACTGGAGTTCAGCAAACCGTCAGAACCGAAATACAAACACTGCTTCCACAGATAGCCGAGGCAAGTAAGGCGGCTGTTTTGGATGCTCGGAGAAGGGGTGGCAGCTTTGCCAATGCGTTCTAAATGGCTATAACTTATCCTTTAACACTTCCATCGCACACAGGTATTCGAAATATTACGCTCAGAGCAGTTAATACTGTCGGAATGAGTATGTCGCCTTTTACCTATCAACAACAGGCGGTGGCTCATGCAGGGCAAAGATGGGAAGTAGATGTGACGCTTCCCTCGATGAATAGAGCAGACGCAGAACAGTGGGTTGCTTTTCTCGTTAGCTTACGAGGTAGATTCGGCACATTTACGCTTGGAGATCCTGTCGGTGCAAGTCCTAGAGGTTCAGCAGGAGGCACTCCACTCGTAAACGGAGCTAGTCAAATAGGCGGCACGTTAAATATAGATGGTTGCACAAACTCGCAAACAGGATGGCTCAAGGCAGGAGATTATATACAGTTAGGAACAGCAGGAAGTGCAACGCTTCACAAAGTTCTAGCTGATGTTGATAGTAATGGATCTGGTCAGGTTGCAGTCGATATATGGCCTTATATACGAACTGCTCCAAGCGATAATGCAACGGTTGTTGTGACTAATACAGTTGGACGCTTTCGATTAGCTAGTGACGAGCAGAACTGGAGCATAAGAGAGACTGCTCTTTATGGAATAACTTTCGGTGGCGTTGAGGCTATCTGATGACTAGAACGATAATATCATCCATATTAAACGCACTTGATGATTCTGAAGTTTCTCCGTTTTATGCTGTAGAATTGTTTTTTGATACTGATACTATTCGTGTTTGGACAGGATATGGAGATATTACTATTACTTCTGGAAGCGGTCAGACATATAATGGTATAGGCGATCTTTTAACAATATCAGATGTACAAGAAAGTCAGGATATAAGCGCAAAAGGAATTACTCTTACTTTAAGCGGTATTCCATCAAATTTACTAGTACACGCATTAAATACTCCTTATCAGGGCAGACTTTGTAATCTTCATTTTGGTTTTATAAATTGGTCAAGTCCTGCAAATCAAAATGCTATGTTAGCGTTCACTGGTTACATGGACACTATGAATATTGATGAAGGGCCAGAAACATCAACTATAACGACATCCGTTGAGAGTAGATTGATTGACTTAGAAAAGCCAAGAAATCGCAGATATACGGCTGAAAACCAAAAGCAAAGATTTGCAGGAGATAAAGCATTTGATTTTGTTGAAAGCCTACAAAACCAAAGATTACAATGGGGTGGCGGTGGCTGATGCGTGTTCCAAATTGGGATATTAAGTTAGCTGAATATGTAAACAGCTTGCACGATTATCCTTTTGTTTGGGGCGAACATGATTGCTTTACGTTTATAAATAAGGCAGTCGAAATTATGCGCGGTCAAGGTTTTGCAGATGATTGCTTAGGTAATTATACGACACCAAAATCTGCTCTTTTGCATTATAGACGCAAATTAATGCACTTAGAATATGACACAGTTATAGATATGCTTGACGATAGATTAGAACGATTTAAGGGTAGATTTCCATCGAGGGGTTTTATTGTTGGTCGGCCTGTTGATCAAACGATTGGTGTTTTGCCTGTTGTATTGGGAGTAGTAGTGAGCGATCTAGGTGCTTTCATATGTGATAATGGAATGATATTATGGCCTTTAGATGAGAATGATTTGTTTTGGAGCGTTGAATAATGCCACAGTTTGTTATTCCAATTATAGCAGGAGTAGTCGGATCAACAGCGGTGGCTGCTGTTATATATTATGTTGGCGCAACTGTTATCACTTCATACGCTCTCAATGCTCTCTCAAAAAAAGCTACGAGGAAAGCAGCAGCAGCAGCCGCATCAGCACAAGCAGCCCAGAAGGGTTATGGATCAACTGTTAATGCTGTTGTTCCTGCGGCTGATCATGCAATCGTCTATGGAGTGCATCGTGTCGGTGGTATTATTTTTTATCGTTCTATTACAGACGATCAAAAGTATCTGCATACCTTGATTGCTTTGGCAGGACATGAATGTGCTGAAATTATCGATGTATTTGCAGGAAATGTTACTCTTTCTTTAGACGGTAGCGGTTTCGCTACTAATGATGAATTTCAGATCAAGGATGATGATGGAAACGTAGTTAATTCAGCATTACGAATAAAGAAACATTTAGGCACAAATAATCAACCTGCTGACACTGATTTAGTGGCTGAAGATACTGCATGGACAACTGCACATCAGGCAAAAGGTATTTGTTATATTTATGTCAGGGCTGAATTTGATACTTCTGTATTTCCTCAAGGATTACCAATATTTAGCGCAACCGTAAGAGGTAAAAAAGTATATGATCCAAGAACAACATCAACAGCATGGTCTTCTAATGCTGCTTTATGTTTGCGAGACTATTTATTGTCAGATTATGGGCTTGGTGTAGCAGGAACAGAAATAAATGATACTATATTTTCCACAGCCGCTAATGTTTGTGATGAAAATGTAAGTGTAGTAAGGGGAGGAAACGAAAATAGATATCAAACTCATGGATCATTTGTCACCTCTTTACCACCAGACGATGTTATCACTGATCTTGTGGCATCTATGGCAGGAACAATTTTTTATAGTCAAGGTGAATGGGGTGTCAAAGCAGGAGAATTTACATCATCAGTTTTGACGCTTACTGAGGATGATTTAAGAAGTAACTTACAAGTCAACACTCGGCATAGTCGAAGAGATAATTTTAATGCTGTTTCGGGTATGTTTGCAGGCTTTGAATCAGATTATCAGCCGACAGACTACCCAATAGTCACATCAAGCACTTTTGAAACTGTTGATGGTGGTGAGAGAATAATCCAAGACATTCCGTTGCCGTTTACTCCAACAGCATCTGCAGCGCAAAGAATAGCTAAAATTGCATTATACAAACAACGTGAACAACTTACTTTATCTGGCACGTTTGGTCTTAGAGCATTACAGCTTCAAATCGGTGATATCATAAGTCTAACAAACACAAGGCTTGGATTTAGCTCTAAGACTTTTGAAGTAGCTGACTGGAGTTTTGGGATTTCTCAAGATAAGGCTTTAGAGGTCACTATGGTTTTGCGTGAGATAAGTTCAGCCGTTTACGATTGGAACGCAGAAGAAACAGCCTTTGAACTTAATTCCACAACTCTCCCATCTGCAACCGATCTCCCAACTGTCGGACTAGGAGTTGATTTTGATCTGCGAGTTGTTAATCAAGCAGCCGTTGGTGTTCTTATTATAGATGTTACATCCAATGAGCCATATGCAGTTGAATTTGAGGCTCAATATAAGAGAACTAGCGACACTAATTTTATTTCCGTAGGTAAGCAAAGAAATGGATTATTCGAAGTAACTGGATTAGGTGATGATACTTATGATGTTAGGGCTAGAGCTTTTAATTCTTTTGGTGCAGCAGGGCCGTTTACCTCAATAGCAGGAAAGCAATTAACAGCCTTTGCAAGTCCACCAGATAACGTGACAAACTTCACTGGTAACGTAACAGGTAGCGCTTTGAATCTATCTTGGACACCAGTAAGCAATGCTGATTTATCGCACTATAAAGTCAGGTTTTCATCGGAGACTTCTGGCGCAAGCTATCAAAATGCAGTTGGCATAGTTGATAAGATTGCCCGTCCTGCAAATACGGCTGTTGTTCCTGCTAAAACAGGTACTTATTTCTTAAAGGCTGTTGATAAAATAGGCGGTGTTTCGGCAGCGGCTGCAAGTTTCGTTGTGCTAGTCGATCCAAACAACGTAGAGAACTTTAATGCTATTCAAACAATACAAGAAGATCCTGTCTTCGCAGGGGCTAGAAGCAATGTCGTAGTCTTAGAAGATAGTGAGGGCGATTATCTGGCTTTGGATACCGTAGATCAATTCGATAGCGGAACAGGCAATTTTGATGATGGTCTTGGTTTATTTGATGGATTTTCTGGAACGGTGACATCTGGAACATACGATTTTAATACAACGGTTGATTTTGGTGAAGTATATACAAGCCGAATATACCCGAAATTCAAGGTGGATTATTTAGATTATGTTAACGATTTCGACAGTGCCACAGGGCTTTTTGATGCTCGTCTTGGAGATTTTGACGGAGATCCTGCCCAGTTTGACGTAACATCAGCAAGGTTTGAATTGCGCCACACTAATGATGATCCATCTGGTTCACCAACTTATACAGCGTATCAGCCGTTTATCGTTGCAGATATAACAGCCAGAGCGATGCAATTCAGATGTATATTAGAATGCACAAATGGCGCGGCTTCTCCTGCTATTAGAGAACTTAGAGCAGAAATTGATATGCCAGAGCGAACACAGTCAGAAGTAGATATAACATTTACTGGAACTAAAGCGGTTACATTCCCTACTAAGTTCAAGGGAGTTCCTGCTTTGGGATTGTCGTTGGCGAACTTGGCAGATGGTGAGAGATATGTTATTACGAATAAAACCAGAGCAGGATTTGATATAGAAGTATTTTCTGGTAGTAGTACAAGCACAAACTCAGTTACACTTGACTATGTGGCTAAAGGATTTGGTAAGGAGATCGTTTAAATGGCACAACATGATATGAATATAGCTAATCAGGGCTTTCCTGCTACGAGGGCTGATATAAACAATGCCTTGCAAGCACTAGCTTCGAATAACTCTGGTACATCTGCACCTAGCACAATGTTTGCTAATCAGTGGTGGTATGATACAACAAATAATAAGCTGTATATCCGAAATGAAGCGAATAACGCTTGGATACAAGTTGCGGTTTTAGACCAAACAAATAATGAATGGCAGATCACAACAGGTCAAATTTCAGCGTCTGACGGTGACGGACTTGTATTCAAAACAGATGACGGAAACACAAGAATAACCTTATCAGACGGTGGTGATGTTACCTTTGCAGATGGCACTGATATTATTACTGCTACAGCAGGAACGTCTAATGTGAGAGTTGGTGTAAATGCAGGGAACTCTATTGCTTCTGGTGGGAACTATAATACTGTTGTCGGTGATGAAGCAGGAACAGCATTAACTACTGGTGATAGAAATACCGCTGTTGGTTTTGAAGCATTAAAAACTGCAACAACAGCGCAATATAATACTGCCATAGGCTACCAAGCTCTTGAGCTTAACACAGGAAATAACAACACTGCTGTAGGTGACCAAGCACTTGAAGCAAATACTTCTGGTGCTAACAACTCAGCATTAGGTGATGACGCATTAGTGGCTAACACTACTGGCGCTAATAATGTAGCAATAGGGGCTAGTGCATTAGCAGCAAACACAACTGCAGAACACAACGTTGCAGTTGGTTATCAGGCAGCAGATGCGAATACTACTGGTGTTAACCTCACCGTTTTGGGTGCTGGTGCTTTAGGTGCAAATACTACAGGAAGCTCCAACACTGCAATAGGACGGGTAGCAATGCTATCTAATACAACGGGTACTCAAAATGTTGGGGTCGGTGTCTCAGCACTAGAAGCAAATTCTACTGGCAGTAATAATACAGCAATGGGTAATAACTCTTTAGGTTTAAATAGCACCGCAAGCAACAACACTGCAGTTGGTTTTAATGCTATGGTATCAAATACAACTGGTGATGCTAATGTTGCTGTAGGTAAAAGTACGCTACAAGCACATACGACAGGAAGATTTAACACTGGTTGTGGCTATGAAGCTCTATACTCTAATACTACTGGGGGCTATAATACTGCTCTTGGACAGTTTGCAGTAGGAGCAAATACAACAGGTACTTATAACGTTGGTTTCGGAAACAATGCTTTAGTAGGTGTAACAACAGGGAGTTATAATGTTGGGTCTACCAGAGGTGGTGAGGCTATAACAACTGGTGAAGGTAATGTTTGTATTGGGTATCAAGCTAACACACCTGCTAATAATACTAACTACAGTATTGTTATGGGCTATCAACCAACAGGCGTTGGTAGTGAGAATTTTACTTTTGGTAAAGGGTCTACTGATAGCAACATTGCATTTGGTGCAACTTCTATTACAGCCCCTTCTGATATTAGGCTTAAAGAAGACATTCAAGATGCAACAGCAGGATTAGGCTTTATTAAGGATCTCAGACCTGTAACTTTTAGATGGAAACAAGAAAAAGATGTTCCATCGGATATGAAGGCTCACGTTTCTGATTCTACTAAACGAGTAATGAACGAGCATTATAATCACGGATTTATAGCTCAAGAAGTTAAAACCGTAATAGATAGCCATTCTGATATTAAAGACGGTTTTGATATGTGGACTGAAGATGAGGCCGATGGAAGACAGCGTATAGGTGATGCTTCTCTTATGCCTATTATGGTAAAGGCACTACAAGAACTCTCAGCAAAGAACGATGCATTAGAAGCTAGAATAGCTACACTAGAAGGATAAACAAATGGACGAAATAACAGAAGAACAAATCGCACAAAACTACACAGCTATGGGTCATAGTGTTGATCTGTTAAACGCAGGGAAACCTGATGAGATGGAAGCAGACGATTGGACTGCAACCAAAGCTCGTAACGTAGAGCATTTAGAGTTGATGGTAGCTAAAGATTATTGGACTGACGAAAGTATGACGGCTGTTAACAAAGCAATTGCAGATAATTCATAATAATGAATAAACGCAGCGCAGCATCAGCCCATGAACGCATAGATGGCTTAGAGAAGCAATTAGTTGCGCTGCAAACTACTGTGGACATTCAAATGCGTGATTTATTCAATAGGGTAAAGAGATTAGAATATATGTATCTTGCAAGTTCTGGTTTCATTATTGCCTTATTGCTACGGATAACAGTGGTGGGGTGATGCGATGTCGGATAAACTGCCAAAGGTTAATATAGCTGTCGCTGCAAGTGCGGTGGTAGCAATTGTATCAACTATAGGCGGTGGTATTTGGTATGCAAGTTCTCAAGCATCTATTATCGAAGGGCTAACTTCTCAAGTCGAGACATTGACTATTGAGAATAATGCAACTGATCGAACAAACCTTATTCGTGATGTCGAAGAAAATAGTGACTCGATAGAGTTTATTATTGAATACATCGAAGAGGTCGAAGAAGAAGGTGGAGAAACGATAGAAGACATATATTCGGAGTTCGAAATCGTCTATGATGATATGTCAGGTTTCTTAGTTCAGTTTAATCAGATCGTACAATTACAAGCACGTATCAAAACCCTCGAAAATACGTTAGAATATTTAACAAGAAGTCCTATTCATTCTGACGGTCGATAAAAATGGCTGATCCTTTTGTTCTGCTCGGAGCCATAAAAACTGGCATTATGGCAGGCAAAACCGTTGCTAGTTTAAGCAGAGAAATCAGTTCGTTCTTCGATGCTACCGATCAAGCTAAGAAGAAGATGAGCAAAAAGCGAGGCTCTCGCACTTCAAGCGTGAATAGTGAAGCCCTCGACATTTGGGCATCTGAGCAGAAAGCGGCAGAACTGGAGGAGGAATTACGCGAATGGATCTGTCGATCAAAAGGAATTTCGCATTGGCACTCTTTGCTCCGCATACGCAAGGAAGTATTACAAGAAAAGCGCGAGACAGAAGCCAGATTGAGGCGTGAGGCAATAGAACGTCAGGAGATGGCCTTGACCATAGCAGGAATAGTAGTGTTACTCACAGCGGCTGCTGTTGGCGCTACTGCTTATCTTCATTATATGGGTTGGCTTGATGTAAGGGATTATTTGCCATGATTTATGTTTTAGTATTCTTGCACTTTGTTAATACTGATTATCTCAAATATTATCAGATAAAAACGTTCAGCGATCAGCAGGCTTGTGAACTAGAACGAGAGAAAAGCAGGGTTTTGATTATGCACTCAAGTCAAGAAGTGGTTTGCCTTGAAATTATTAGAGATTAAACGTGGCTTGTATGCCGTATATACACATGACTATAAAAAGGTTATTATTATTACTAGGAATTTAAGAATAGCGAGAGGATTTGCATCGTTATGACAGAGTTTAAGAAAGCTGACGTTAATGGAGATGGGGTCATTCAGCCCTATGAATGGGAAAAATTACGCCTCGAAGAACGCAGATTAGAGATTAATGACCGAGATTTGAAGCGCGATGCAGAACGTAGATACACAGGCTTTGCACTCGCAGGAATGCTAATTTATCCGTTTATAATTTTATTAGCTAGTGTTCTCGGCTTCGATCAGGCTGCATCGTTAATAACAGATATTGCAAGCGTCTATGTAATCGCTGCTAGTGGAGTTGTTGCGGCATTTATGGGATTCAATGCTTACTCTGCTAAGTCAGATAAGAAAACAACTATGAGCGTGGAGGGTGAGAAATGAGCTTAGTGAATACCTTAGTCGGGCCAGTATCGAACATTCTGGATAAGTTCGTTGAGGACAAAGATCAGAAAGCAAAACTTGCACACGAGATTGCAACGATGTCAGATCGACACGCGCAGGAAATCGCGTTGGCACAGATTAGCGTCAACGCAGCGGAAGCTGCAAGTGGAAGCCTTTTTAAAGGTGGGTGGCGTCCTTGCGTTGGTTGGGTCTGTGCTATTGCTTTTTTCTATCACTTTGTTGGTCAGCCTCTTATCATTTTTATCGTTGCGTTAGCAGGGGTAGAAATACCTGATCTTCCTGAGTTCGATATGGGTACGCTTTTAACTGTTCTTGGAGGTATGCTTGGAATTGGATCGTTGAGAACCTACGAGAAGCAAAAAGGGGTCACTAAATGACCTACATGAAAGATATAGTTGTTCTGGTGATGGCAGTCGGTCTTATGTCGATTCTTGGGCTTATCATTTACGATGAGTTTGCAATGGCAAATGAGCATGGTGGTGAGCTAGACGAAAACATTATAGGACTATTACAGATGTCGTTGACAGGTATCATTGGCGTTGTCGGTGGATACGTTGGCGGCAAATCTTAGAAAGGGAAAGAAATGAGAGATATTGATGAAATAATTATTCACGCAACTGCAACCAATCCGAGTTGGATGGCAGATAAACCTGTCGAAGATGTAGTTACTGAAATCCGTAGATGGCACGTTGAGGAACGAAAGTGGTCTGATATAGGTTATCATGCCGTAATCCATAGAGATGGCTCAGTGGGCTTTGGACGGCCTGTCGAGCGATCTGGCGCTCATGTTGGCGGTAGAAACAAGACAACTATCGGAGTCAGCCTAGTCGGTGGTCGAGGTGGAATAGCTGATGGTGAGTTCTCTGATAGCTTTACTCCAGAGCAGGAATCAGCATTGAGAAATCTAATCGAGGATTATAAAACTCAGTTTCCTAGCATCAAAGCAGTGACAGGCCATAACGAGTATGCGTCAAAAGCCTGTCCTTGTTTTAGCGTAAGATCTTGGCTTTAATAATTATCGCCGCCAGTAAACTAATAGCAATTTTTCCTATTATCTGACCTTCAATGTAGGCTAATGATTGGAAAGCTATAAAAAGAAATACAGCACTATCGAGGATCGAGCCTACGATTCCAGAAGCGGCTATCGCTAAAGCTCTGTCTTTTTTTCTGACGTAAGTATAAACGGCAAAGTCGAATAGTTCTGAAGTTGCAAACGCAACAAAACTTGCCAGAGCGATAAAAGGGTCTGCAAGAAAATAAGATAAAACTGCTCCGAGAGTAATTGCAGCTATAGACCATTTAGTTCCAAAATGTTCCTGCACATAATCACGCAAAACTAACGCAAGTCCTACCATCAAAACGCCAGACGGTGCAGTATATCCAAAGCCAACAGGAATCATGCAAGGCCCATCAGGAACGCAGAAAGTTCCGACATTACCTATCATAAAGTTCGCTATTGGTATAGTTGCCATGTAACCAACTATAAAAGTCCATTTTGTTAAATTCATTTTTTCCTCCTATAAATTAAAAATGGTTTGAGTATTTAGTTCTTTTAGCCAATTATTTAGTTTGACTTTATTTTTATCTGGCCCAAAAGCCAGAAAAGTTCCATCAACGCTATCGCAACCAAGCACAGCCGCTAAACGCAATCGTTTAAATGAATTGACGCGCCCCATATGAACCCATTTTGACCGTCTTTTACCTTCCGCTATTATATCTCCTGCTGCTTGGCTTAGTTTCCACTCTGTGCTTCCACCAATAAAAACACTATCCATTTTTTCCCAATCTATAAGATCAGGTCTTTCTCCATCTTGACAAACGTAACTAGCTTGAAAGCCTAACTCTCGTATTATTTTTAACATAGGATAAGCCCTTAATCGCGTAGCTTCAGCATCTCCTACAACATCTGGAGCAGTTGCAAACAAACAGCTTTTTGCATCTAGTTTTTTTAGCCAATTTATAAAACCTTTATCAGAATATTTATCAGGTTGAACGAAGCAACCATTATCTGCCGCAAAAATGTTATGACCATTGATGCCTTGTTTTCCTGCATTGAAACTAAGCATTACACCAATTTGATCGGTGCATTGGATCTTTTTACCGCTTAAATAAATCATCACCAAGGTCTTAGTTTGGGTGATACTGTGCGTGAAGCAACCTCGCTGATGTCACAGTAACCCATCTCTGCATTTATCTGATCGTAGAGCGTATTGCTATTCATTAGTACGCTCCAACAATCTTCCTCGCTAGAAAACCAAATACTGACATACATCATATTATCGAGGACTGTGTAACCAAGCGTTAAAAGCGTCCAGTAATCCATTAGATCTGTCGCCTGTCATTTTTACTCGGTATCGGTACAACTTGCTTACGAGGTAATCTATGTTTGAGAATGTCCTTCTGAATTGTACTTAATTGAAGCTCAAGAACATCAGCTATTTGATACTGCGTTAAGTTGTATTTAAGCATTTTATTTATCATTCTAATGCGAGGAGTGCCTTGTATAACGTCCTGTCGCCTATGCTTGTTTGCTTCATCCTTATTCCTTTGAACTGCCATAGACGAGGCTAATATCTTGTTCTCCTTCGATCTGGCGTTTAGCTTTTTATGTCCTTTGGTTATTTCCTGCATCAATTGACCAATTTCTTTTTCGGTTGGCCTTCTGCCTAATTCTTTTGCTAGTGTTAAAAGATGGTTAACAGTCATACTTTCACTCCTTTTTTTCTTAGCTCCCTATTGAAATCTTTTAGTTCTTTCTCTGCGTAATAAAATTCTTGGTGAGCGCCTTTCTTAGCGTCAGCCAAATATCTCGCTCGGCTTGTACGGTCTAGCTGTTGAATCAGCCTTCTTCGTTCCCCTATCTCGTAGGGTGTTAGTTGCTCGTTGCCCATTTGAATTATCCCTGTTCTTATATTGACACATACGGCGCATTGTAGCGCATCCGTAACAATCGCAATCTAGTTTTTGCTCTGGATCATCTTCGTAAAAATATGGATGTTCCCAAGGTTTCATTGCATCACCATAAAGCTGTCTATGTTTAAAGCTGCTATGATTAAAACGATAACCATTAGCGCGAAAATTATTCTGTCCTGCCAATCAATCATAAGTCTCTCTCCTTCCATTCATCGTAAGCGTAATCGTAATCGCTGATCTCAGCCTCGTATAATGCCTCATCTACTTTTCTCTCGTGATGCTTCTCAATGTGGTCTGTTAGTTTTTTACTTAACTCTCGTTCCTTTTTGGTTTCTGGGTTCGTCCACCAATACTCTTTGTTCTCGATACATTTGTCGCTATCAACATCGGCTGTGATGCAGATGGTTAGCTCAACGCCTTTGACCTCAATCTCTATGTCTGCTTGTACGCTACTCATATCTCACTCCTTCAATATCTCAGGCTCGTCATCAGTCATTAGTAAGTTGATGACTTTTTTATTAAGGCTGACAAGATCAAAATCTTCACCATGCTCCCGAATTAGTTCACGAGATAATCTTGCAGCCTCCTCTAATTCGTCAGCCCCACAAGGTGCGTAATGACCACCAGTTATTGCTTGCCACATAAAGCAAACATAAAGCTGTTCATTTGTTGGCTGATGATAAACAGGTTGCTCAAATAATTTATTTTTAGTTTGGTATGTCATATCTCACTCCTATATTGATCATATTTGTTAATTGCGGCTTCATACCAAGTTGTTTTCATAATTGGTGATAAACCTCTTATATGATGCCAAGTTGATGTATCTCTTGCTCGGCCACAAGCAGATGTCAGAGTTTCATATATTTCTCCGACAGCGATGTATTCGGATTCTCCGTAAGGCTTATAAAGAATGTCAGCCTTTGCTTCATCTCCATCCTTAGAAACGTGGGCAATGATGTCAAAGCCACGTTTCTTATATGTCAAAGTTCTAGCCTTCATTAGCAAACCTCATCATCATAAACTTTAAAGCCCTTGGCTGACTCCACTCCATACTCTTGCAAGATCCCGTCAATTTGTCTTGCAAGATACTTTCTGGTGTTTGCTGTACTAGATTTGCGAACTTCTTCACCGTTGAGATCAAAATACATACTATACCGCCATGAACCGTAAGGATTTTTTACCTGCTTAGTTTCGCACCAGATTTTAGCACCTCGATACTCATAAATGCCTTCTTTGTAGAAAAGACTTTCACCTACTTTGTTAAATTTATGTTTGCTCATTTCGAATCTCCTTTTTGCTTATATGTAAACTTTACCACTATAAAACGTAAAGCGCAAATGATATTTTAGGTAAATAAGCAAAAATAACACAAAATAACACAAAGTGACGTTAGGTAACTTTAGCAAAGATTAATAATTTTAATCTGTTTATATCGATCTCGGTTCAGTGTATTCTATGCGCTATGGAATTGATAAAAGTCGAAATCGAAGTATCTGGTCAGCCAAGAGGCAAAGGTAGACCGCGATTCACTCGCAATGGTCATACCTATACGGATGCAAAGACTAAAGAATATGAGAAGCGTATTCATGCGGCTGCTTGGCAAAAGATGCGAGAGCTAAAGCTAAAGCCTATCGGCAAGTTCTGCCATTTAGAATTAATTGCATTTATGGAGATCCCCACCTCATGGTCGAAGGTTAAACAAATAGAAGCTGAGTTTGGTGCAATCAAACCGATAACAAAACCTGATTTAGATAACATAATAAAAGCAGCCAAAGATGGAATATCGGGTTTAGACGGCATCATCCTCGATGATAAACAGGTAACGAGCATCAACGCTAAAAAGGTTTATTGCCATCCAGAGAGAGGGCCAGTGCTTTATATCTGTGTATCTTGGACTGAATAAGAATAATCAGCCCCATACAACTCGCGCCACTTTTTTTTATTATCGTGTATTGCAACAGCTTTTGATTTATCCCAGAGTGCTTGATGATGTCCATCACATAAGGGTATGGCTGCGAGATCACTAGTTTTTCGTGTGCCATACCTGTCGTGAATAGGATGATGGGCTGTTGTCGGTGATTGTTGAACCATTCCGAACCTCTGACAAACGCAACAAGGCATCGCTCGGATCTTATCGAGATATTTAGCGTTCTTTTTCGCTTTAGGCTTTTTAAGTCCTGTCGGTGGTCTATTTGCTAGATTGGTCAACTGGATCGTATCCTATCGCCTCTGTTAGTTTTTGCATGGCAAGTTCGAAGTAGTTATTAAACTCCTGTTGGCTCATATCATCAAACGAAATACTGTCCATTACTCGCATATGAGCGCTTGCTAGTGAGTTCCATCGCATTTTGACATAACCACAAGCCCATTTCAATTCGCTATGTAGGTGATGCTCTGTAGGCCATCGCTGAGTTGTTTTGCATACATCTCTAAGCACTCCCCAATATAAATTATGATGAGGGTTCGATCTTTTGCCTGTCGAGGTTAAATTAAAGAAGCTGCCATCTTTGAAATCTTCCATCCGTTGGGCATCATATTTAGTGATGGGCAATAACTGCCCACCCTTAAATTCAACTTGTATCTTAGACATTATCCCACTCGTTCCCATCAAAATAGCTGACTTTACGGTTTCGAGTCTGGAAGAACCCATCGTATTGAGGGAACTCATCCATAAATTTACGAGCGTAATGGCTAATCCATCCATCGTTAAGTTTGTAGTCGGCTGCAACTTCTCCGATAGCTGTATCCCATCTCATGCGATGAAATATGGCTTTAGCTGAAAAGTAATCGCGTCTGGCGGCTACTTGCATTGCATATTTTACAAACCCTTCCCAGATATGAGGGTTTTCTTTGTCGTAGGATTCAAAGTTCTCTGTTGTATAATCTCCGTTAGCTTTCATTTTTGCTCTCCTTAAAATGGTATCTCATCGTCAAAGTCTTGGTTAGTATTATCAGAGTTCTCACTATTCTCTGATGTATCCTCGGATTGATCCTGAGTTGTTACTTTACGATCATTCCAGAATTTAATGTGGCTTGCTCGAACATTGTGAAATGTTTTAGTTCCTTTCTCCTCAATACTTAGAGATCCAGTCACTACGACTTTCGTTCCTTTGAGTAAGTATTGTGCGATGTTGGTTTGATACGAGATACAGCTAAACCAGTTTGTTTTTTGATTGTCTCTTGAGCCTTCTGTAACCGCGACAGAAAAGGTAATAAACTCCCCTTTCTGGTTCGATTGAACTTCAGCGCTTTTACCGAGATTCCCTGCAATTGTAATAACTTTCATAATCCTAACTCCAATTTCTTTTGTTCGTAAACTTCTTCGACATATTGAGCGACATCACTGTTCGTAACGTATTTTTCGCTCCATCTTCTCCATTGTTCGATAGCTTCATCTAACGATATTTGACTATCGCAGAATTTAAAACCCTTTCGCCACTTCTCTATGGCTCTCCTCATATCAGGCTCTAAATCCCTTAACGATTGTGCTAAGTTAAACTCATCGGCTTCGTCTTGGCTGTAAACATCACCATGCAAACCAACTAACTTTAATATAACTCGATCTTTGGCTCGTTTCTCTGCCATTGCAAAGGGGTAAGCGTTTTTATTGTTGTATGGAGCAGCTTCACCAATAGACCACTCTGATGCGTCTTTCATATGGCCTGTGACGCTTAAAACTGCATACTTTTCTTTTACCGAGCTTTCGATAATCTTAGGCTCGTCAAAAACTATACCGTTATGAGCAGCTATCTTTTCGCAGGCTTTATGCAATACGACAGGCGTTCCGTGACAATCCCATGTAGCTTGGCGCTCTGTTAATTTAACTTCTTTTAATAATTCTTGTAATCTCTCAGGCAGTTGTTTCATTATTACTCTCCCTACTGCTTATTTCTTTTTGTTTGTCGGCTAACTGTTTTACACGTTTAAGCTCTATTGTTTCTGCATCTTTCTCAGCATCATTATAAACCTTGTCGATGGTTGATTCTAAAATACCAAACGCTCCAACAGGAAACATTTCATGTAACGGTATTTCGTCACCTAATCCTTTTAAAGTATGCTCAAGAATAGTTTGAGATATTGCTAATTTAATTACTGCTCTTGATGGTCTATGACTCATTTCTTTCTCCTTTTTGCTAATATCGGTTTACAACTTTTTATTTGTACTGTAAAGCCTAAATAATAATTTAGTAAACAAAGGATGTAAAAATGGAAGTGAGAACGATACTAAAGCTCGATGACATACGAGCGAAGCTAAAAGATCGAAACTTGACGGCTGTAGCAAAATCGGCAAATGTTAGCAGACCAGTGCTTTATCAGATAATGAGAGGTTCAACTGATCCTAAGTTTTCTACGATAGAAAAGTTATCTGATTATTTACAGAAGTAAAAAACCCTCAGCGATTAAACTGAGGGCTTTAGCAAAAAAGAAGAAAACAACTGTGAGATATATTTTCTTAACTAACGGAGTAGTCAAACAATGAGTAACCTAGTTTCAAACCTAATACAAACTAAAAAGGTTGGCTCACTCACTAAGAAAGCGATCCTAATGTATATGGCTGACAAGGCCAGTGATGATGGAAGCGGTATATGGGTGAGCAAATCAAATATGGCGGCTGATCTCGAAATGACAGATCGGGCTGTTCGAATACATATAAAAGATATGATTGCGATGGGCATAGTATCCGAATCAGGTCAGCGCCAATGCAGATCAGGGTACACAATCGATTACAGTATAAACCTTAATATTATTCATGCTCTACAGCCTACCAGATCCACCCCTGAACGAGATTCACCCCTGAATGACATTCAGCCCCACCCCTGCATGACGTTCACCCCTACCCCTGAACGAGGTTCAGGTAAACCATCCATAGAACCACCCTTAGAACCATCCTTATTAAATAATAACTATTTTGATGAGTTTTATTCTGAGTATCCTAGAAAGGTAGGAAAAGGAGCAGCAAGAAAAGCATGGGCAAAGGCAATCAAGAAAGCTGACGTTCATAACATAATAAGCTCGGCTTCTCTTTATGCTAAGAGTATAGTCGGAACAGATCAAACCTTTGTGCCTCATCCTGCAACTTGGTTAAATCAGGAACGATGGGAAGATGAATTAAAAGTAGATAATAACAACGAAACCTTTAATATATTAACAGAGATGGGATTGAACTACGATGCGTGAGATAGAACTTAAAAACCGAACTATGAAAATGCTTGCACGATTAAACGCTCCTAGAGCAGTGACAGGCAACGCAGAAGCAGCCAAGAGTGAGGCTGAGTTTCTATGCAAACGAATAAACGGACTTGCCCCTTCTAGGCAAATCAATGAATGGTTTGATGATTTCGAGGAGGCCTTGCTAGGGAACTTGGAGACTCGATCATGGCCTACAGCTAGACAAATAAGCCAAGCCGCAAAAGAAATAGCTCCCAAACGTCCAGAGTTTATCGACTACACTCAGAGCAAAGGCTACGAGCCAAATGAGCTTAAAATAAACGCAGAACGTATTAAACGAAACGAGGATGTTGGAGAAAGTTATATCATAGGAACCTTTGCTGAACAGATGGTTAGAAGTGGTTTAGTTACTCAAGAACAGCTAGAACCATATAAAAAATATCTTAACCATTGGAAAAAGAATTAGATTATGGTAGACTTTAATTGGACAATACATATACTCCCTCCCAGAGTGACAGGTTTTTACACTGCTTTTTTTCCGCCTGTCCTTTTATAAAGTACACTGCCCTGCGTTCTTGCGTGGGGCTTTTTTTTAACTATAATAAGATAAACCGACAAAGAGATTATTATGGAATGGCCCTCAGACAAAGTTGAACGAACAAGTATTAAATCAATTACACCGTATGCTCGGAATAGCAGAACTCACAGCGATGAACAGGTTGCACAGATAGCGGCAAGCATCAAAGAGTGGGGTTTCACAACGCCAATTTTAATAGATACCGATGGCGAAATCATAGCAGGACATGGCAGACTACTCGCTGCTCAACGGCTTGGACTCGAAGAAGTACCGACTATGACAGCCAAAGGATGGTCGGAAGCACAGAAACGAGCCTACGTCATCGCAGATAATAAACTTGCCCTCAATGCAGGGTGGAACGATGAGATGCTTAAAATAGAGCTAGATGGACTCAAAGAGTTAGATTTTGATCTGGATCTAGTAGGTTTTAGCGATGAGGAACTAGCCAAGTTACTGCAAGAGCCTGAGAAAGAAGGGCTTACAGATGAGGACGATGTTCCCGAAGCACCAGAGAAACCTATTACTGTCGAGGGTGATATTTGGGTTCTAGGCAATCATCGCCTTATGTGTGGGGATAGTACCAGTGTTGATGCAGTTGATATTCTTATGACAGGTGAAAAAGCTGATTTGATCCATACCGATCCACCCTATGGAATTGGATATGGAGGATCAATGAAATTAGGGCAAGAAAAACATGGTTGGAAACAGCATAAAGGTGGTTGGGATGAAGAAAGGCCACCAAAGGAATTTTTTGATCTGGCAGAATTACAATGTGAAAATCGGATTATATGGGGGGGCAACTATTTTAGTGATTTTTTACCTCCTACAATGGGGTGGTTAATTTGGGATAAAGGGCAAAGAGGATTTAGTTTAGCTGATGGGGAAATGGCTTGGACTTCTTTTAATAATGCTATGAGAATTAAAGAATATGCAAGAGCAAAGTCTAATCGAGAAGAAAGGCTTCATGCAACTCAAAAGCCCATAGAGTTAATACAGTGGGTTTTAGACTATGCAGATAGACATTCAAAGAAAAAACCTTATATTATATTAGATTTTTTTGGAGGTTCGGGATCAACTTTAATAGCTTGTGCAAAAACTAATAGAGTTTGTTATACTATGGAGCTAGATCCAAAATTTTGCGATGTTATTATAAAAAGATGGCAGGATTTCACAGGAGAGAAAGCTGTGCTACAATCATCAGGAAAAACATTTGATGAGTTGAAGTCAGAAAACGAGGCAGATCATGGCAAAAGGTGAAGCAGGACGACCTGAAATAGAACTAACAGAAAAGCAAATTGATGAAGTAGAAACACTTGCAGCAGTTTTATCAACAGGAGATATTGCTGATTACTTTGGTATTGGTAGAACAACTTTCTATGCTTTAATGGAAAGAAACGCTCATATTTCCGAACGCTATAAAAAAGGAAGAGCCAAAGCAAAAGGTGCGATTGCAGGAAGTTTAATACAAAAAGCAAGATCGGGAGAGCTTGGAGCGCAGATATTCTATCTTAAAACTCAATGCGGATGGAAAGAAACTCAATCGCTAGAACACTCAAGCCCAGATGGATCGATGACTCCTACTAAAATAGAACGTATTATAATTGACAAATCTACAGATTCAGACTCCTAGATGGGCTTTGCCTTTATTAGAGGGCGCAAGTGGTCATCCTAGATACAGAGGTGCAAAGGGTGGTCGAGCATCTGGCAAGTCTCACTTCTTTGCCGAGGCTGTAATTGAACGACAGTTGATGAACCCAGATAGCAGGGTTGTTTGTATTCGTGAGGTGCAGCGATCCCTCAAGTTCTCAGCTAAACAACTACTAGAGGATAAAATAACGGCTTTAGGCTTAGATCATTTGTTTGAGATACAAACTACTGAGATAAAGAACTTACGAGGCGAAGGTGTTATAATCTTTCAAGGGATGCAGGATCATACGGCTGACAGCATTAAATCACTAGAGGGTTTTGATTTGGCATGGTGCGAGGAAGCGCAAAGTTTATCGAAGCGATCAATCGAGTTATTAGATCCGACTATGCGTAAAGAAGGCGCAGAGCTTTGGTTTAGTTGGAACCCTCGACAGCCAAGTGACGCCGTAGAAGAAGTATTTAATACGAACGAAAACAGTCAGTTAGTACACGTTAACTATGATAATAACCCTTTTGTTCCTGATGCGATGGTCGAACTGGCAGAGGTTGCTAAAGAGCGAGACTTTGAACGGTACTCTCATATCTGGTTAGGCGGTTACGAGGTCGTAAACGATGCTCAAGTCTTTCACGATAAATGGGGAATAGAGGACTTCGAGCCGATGCAAGGATGGCAAGGGCCATATTTAGGTGTAGACTTTGGCTTTAGACCAGATCCTTTAGTTGCTGTTAAATGTTGGGTACACGATGAAAACCTATACATTGAGAAAGAGGCTTACGGAGTAGGAATAGAAATAGATAATACTCACAACTTCATAACGAAGATAATACCAGAGTTTGATAGGTATACTTGCCGAGCCGATAGCGCAGAACCCAAGACAATTAGCTATCTACAAAGGCATGGTTTTCCTCGGATGGAAGGTGTAAAAAAGTGGCCTAATAGTATACAAGAAGGAATTAGGTTTATTCGTGGGTTTAAATCTGTCATAATAGCACCAAGCTGCAAGGGCGCTATTGACGACTTTAGGTTATATAGTCATAAGGTGGATAAATTGTCGGGTGATATAATGCCAGATATAATTGATGCTAACAATCATGCTCCCGATGCAGTTAGATACGCAATCGCGCCTTTAATTAAAGCACAGGCATCAGGTAAAATGGTGATTAGAATATGAGTAATTCAGTTGCAAACCGTTCTCCAGAAATAGAAACAATGCTGAAAATGTCAGCGCCTTGTCGAGACCTTATGAAAGGTGGTCGATATATGCGTGAACAAGGTGAGACATACTTACCTAAGTTTCCACAGGAGACAGAGGATGATTACGAGGCAAGATTAGCCTCAACATGGCTCTTTGATGGAGTAGGTAAAACAATCGATGATCTATCAGGCAAGGTATTCGAAACGCCTGTTGTACTTGCAGAAACAGGAACGGATCTGGATATTTGGGCTTTTAACGTAGATTTACAAGGTCGAGATATTGCACAGTTTTCAAGAGATATATTCGATGAGGCTCAAGCGTCAGGCATTTCTTTTATTATGGTGGATTCTCCTGCAAGAGGTGAATTAACTAGAGTGCAAGCTCAAGCAGGGAACTTTAGGCCGTATTTTGTTAACTTAACAATAGAAGATGTTCTTGGTTATAAAACAGACGTAATCGATAACGTGCCAACGCTAACTCAGATCCGTATTATGGAAACAATATACGAGGATACTGATGATGAGTTCGAGCATAAACAGATAGAGCAAATTCGTGTTTGTACTTTGCCAGTAGAAGATGGTCGAGTAGTTGGAACGGTTAATCTTCGTTTATTTAGGCAAAACGCAGATAATCAATGGAGTCTATACGATGAATATGAAACAGGTATGCCAAGAATATATATAGCTGCTTGTGATTTAGGTCGTGATGGTTACTTGAAAGCCAAACCTCCACACGCTCGATTAGCGGAGATAAATCTAGCTCACTGGCGATCTCAATCAGATCAGGCCAATATTATGCACCATGCCAGAGCGCCAATGAAATACTTTCACGGCTACAGCAAGGAAGATTTAGAAGAGTTTACGGAAGGCGCAGGATACGCTTTTTTCTCAACTAACGAGAATGCTAAGATCGGAGTTGTTGAACATAGCGGAGCAGCTATCGATGCAGGACGAACTGAACTCAAGGATATGGAGTTTCAGATGCAAGCAATGGGTTTGCAGTTAGTTGTGTCGAGAACAGGATCATCTACAGCAACAGGTGATATGATTGACGAGCAAAAGATAAACAGTCGATTAGGAATGTGGGCTGATAATCTAAAGGATACATTAGAGCTTGCTTTTACTTGGATGGCTGAAATGGCTGATATAAACGCAGAAAAGATAGATATAGTCATAAACAAGGACTTTGCTGCAAACGCATTATCTCACTTGGAAATGGACGCTTTGAACAAGATGTATCTAACTGAGGTTATTTCTAAGCAGACATATATCAACGAAGCGAAACGCAGAAACATATTATCGGAAGAGGTTAGCTTTGACGATGAGCAAGATTATATGATGCAAGAGCCTATGGATGAACCTGATAGTATAGAAACGCAAGATGGCAATAACCGATGATATTCTTGACGATACCTTACGTCATGCACATTACTTAGAAAGATATAAATCAGGCGTAGTAAACAAAGTTGTCGGTTTGCTGAATAATGGCAACGATAAATATTACGCTCAAATTTATCGATCTAAGATAGAAAACCTCAATCGAAGAGATGTTGATAAGCTACTTGTCAGGCTAAAGAAGTCTATCAAAGCAGGATATGAACCTGTTGTTGAGTTGCTCGATGGTGAGATCAGGGATCTAGGTGAGAGCGAAAGCAGATGGCAAAAGAAGATTATCGATGGATTAGTTCCTATCGAGCTAGATTGGGAAGCACCAAGCGAAGAACAGATCTATGCTTCAGTAAACGCTAGGCCATTCGAAGGGCTTTTATTAAAGGATTGGTATAAAGGTCTGGAAGATGGAGCGTTTAGACGTATTAAGCAAAACATTATGCAGGGCTATGTCGAAGGGCAAACGACAGATCAGATCGTAAGAAATATTAGAGATGTATCAGAAGGTAGAAGTCGAAGGGCAGCAGAAACGGCTGTTAGAACGGCTTTAGCACATACATCAAACATCGCTCGAAACGAAAGCTATCGCAGAAATAAGCGTGTAATTAAGGCGATTGAGTGGGTGGCAACCCTAGACAATAGAACGACAGCCGTTTGTCGAGCAAGAGATGGAAAGACTTATCCATACAACAAAGGGCCAAGACCTCCTGCTCATGCAGGGTGCAGATCGACAACTATTCCAGTGCTTAAATCACTTAGGCAGCTAGGAATTAAGGCTGATGAAGTGCCAGTTAAATCAACTAGGGCATCGATGAACGGTCAAGTATCCAATGAACTCAACTATGATGGATGGCTTCGTAAGCAACCAGTAGAGTTCCAAGATGATGTTTTAGGCGTACAAAAGGGTAGATTATTCCGAAAAGGTTTAACGATGGAGCGATTTGTCGATAAGGAAGGTCGAGAGTTTACGCTTAAAGAGCTTGAATCACGCGAAGCAGAGATATGGGCAAAGGTTTATGGTGGTGATGTTAAACCTAAAGCCAAGCCAAGAAAGCCACCATCTAAGCCGAAAATAGATGTTATGTCTGTCATGACGGTCAAAGGGTTCACAAAGGACGAGCTTAACAGCAAGCTAAACAGTGGATTATCGCCACTAACTGCTAGAATTGCCGATAAGCTGCCAAAACCTAATAAAATCGTGGGCGGTAAAAACAAAGGTGTCTATAGGTCTGGGCAAAGAGTGGTTGAGTCTGGTTTAGAGCGAGATGTAATGGCTCACGAATACGGCCATCACATTGATGGTATGCTCCAAGTTGATCCTAATACTGGAAGTAAAGGCTTAAAGAAAAGATACTGGTCAACCGAAGGGCTAAAAGAAGCGTGGGAAAAAGATCGTGCAGCTAGTGGTCTTTTTCGAGTTAGTAAGGAAAAAAAGAATAAACGCCTCTTGGAGATAAAAGATGAATTGTTTAACACGACAACGGTAACTAAAACTCTTCCATCAGGCTCAACTTACGAAACTACTAAACGTAATTTTAATTTTGATGGCGTCGATGGAATTTCTGATATCGTTGATAGTTTTGTTAAAGGCGACTTCAGGAGGAATTATAACGCTTACGGTCACTCAAAATCGTACTGGAGTCAAAAATCTTCTGGAACGACAGAAGCATTTGCTAATCTCTATGCAATACAAAACCGTCCAGAAGCAGCCGCATACGCAAAAAAGAATTTCCCCAATCTTTATAGGGAGTTTATGAGAAAACTGGAGGAAGTAGATGCTAATCCTTAATGATGTTTTAGATATGTATATGAAAAAGTTTAACTTAGACGAGGAGCCTATCTTACCGATGGGGTCAGCCGAGGAAGCAATAGAAATGCTTATGATAGCTATCGATACTAATAAAAAACTTACATTTGAGTGGGATAATTTAGATCCAGATCAATATAGCCTATAGATTATTAAGATGCGTACCAATCTTAGTAATTTAGACAGGAACTAACCTGTTAAGCGAAACGGTACAGCGCAAAGGAACCATATCATGGCAGAAGAAGCACAAGCAGTAGAAGAAACACAAGTCGAAACGGAAACTGTAGACAATCGAGATGATCTAATAGCTGATCTAAATAAGCAGCTAAAAGAAACTAATCAGAAGCTAGTCGATTCAAACGAAGAGGCTATGCGTAGACGCAAGACAAATGAGCGTCTGAAGTTAGAGGTCGAGACTTTACAAAATAAGCCAGTTGAACAGGCCGACAATAGTAATGAGGCAATAATAGCGCAGATCAAATCGCAGTACGAAGAGAAGCTACAAGCAGAGCAATCTATTCGTCAGGATCTCGTAAAAAGAAATGCTATGAACGAGTTAAAATCAGAGTTAGCAGGACAAAATATTATATCTGATGGATTAGAACCGCTATCTCTCTTAGCAAAAGAAAGAATTGGGTTTGACGAGAATGGAAATATTCGTATAATGTCGTCAGATAAGTCTAAACCCCTCGCAGGATCGGGTGGCGATGGTTACGCAACTATTGCGGATCTAGCCAAAGAACTTGCAGCGTCAGGAACAGGTCAGCTTTTTGTAAAAGATGGTGGTGTTTCAGGAGGTGGTAAGCCTCCAGCGAGTTCAGGCGGCAAGTCTGGCGTTAAATCGGTGACGCGCTCACAATTCAATACAATGGGTCAAAGAGAACGTTCACTATTCTTCAAAGATGGCGGCAAGGTCGTTAATGGCTAACCGTTAAACAGAAAGGAAAATGTTATGGCAAACGTCTTAACAGATCTGGCGGCAGACATTTATAGAGCTGCTGACATTGTAGGCCGAGAACTAACAGGCTTTATCCCTGCTTCAACTGTGAACGCAGGATCAGAAGAAGCTGCTGTTGGGCAGAACGTGCGTTCATTCGCTACTCCTGCTGCAACCGCAGTAACAATCGCACCAAGTATGACTATTCCAGAGGGAACAGATCAAACACTAACTAACAAAACGCTGACAATATCTAATCAGCGCGGTGTTCAGATCCCATACACTGGGGAAGATGTACGCTTCTTAGATGGTGGCGCAGGATACGAAACAGTTTATGGCGCACAAATCCAACAGGCTATGCGAACACTTGTGAACGAAATGGAAGCTGATTTAGCTGAAGAAGCATATAAGAACGCTTCTCGTGCAGTTGGTACAGCAGGAACAACTCCATTTGGTTCAAACTTCAACACAGTTGCAGAAGCTCGTCAAATCTTGGCTGACAACGGAATGCCAACAAATGATGGACTAATGAGCTTGGTTGTAAACACAAGTGCAGGAGTTAATCTTCGTAACTTAGCAACACTTACTCAAGTAAACACAGCAGGAAGTGACGATACTCTTCGCAGAGGTGAGCTACTTAACTTGCAAGGTGTTTCACTGAAAGAAAGTAGCCAAGTGCAGAGCCACACCAAAGGCACAGGTACATCTTACCTTGTCAACAATGCTTCAGCAGCAATCGGTGATACTACAATCCCTGCTGATGGTGGTTCAGGTACAATCGTTGCAGGAGATGTGATTACAATTGCAGGCGATACAAACGCTTATGTTGTAAATACTGCTCTCGCAGGCGGTAACTTGGTTGTAGGTGATACTGGTCTACGAGTGGCAGTTGCAGATAACGCAGCGATCACAGTGGGCAATAACTACACTGCAAACGTTATGATGCACCAAGCAGGAATGGAAATCGCAATGAGAGCGCCTGCTAAACCAACAGGTGGCGATGCTGCTGAGGACATCATGGTCGTTCAAGATCCACTAACTGGAATGGTCTTTGAGGTTGCTGTTTATAAAGGCTTCAACAAAGCAATGATCCAAGTTGGTGCAGTCTGGGGCGTAAAAGCATGGAACTCAGACGCAATCGCGGTTCTTATGGGATAATTGATCAGGGGCGAAAGCCCCTTTTCTTCCTCACTGGGTTAGGTCACGCACTGCGAAGGTGAGGTTTTAATTCTAAGGAGATTGATATGCCAAAAGGAATGGGTACTTACGGAACTAAGAAGGGTCGTCCACCAAAGAAAAAGGGTGGTAAAAAAAAGGGTGGTAAGAAAAAGTAATGGCAATAGGCGTTAAACATTACTTGCGAGATGGAACTGTCTTTAAGGGTAATTCTCACAGGATGCCAAACGGTCAGATTCATTCTGGCAAGACGCATGGTAGAACAAGCAAACGCTTATATCACTTTTCACAGTTAAGTATGACAGCCAAGAAGAAGGCTAGAAAGAGATAACAGTGCCTAAAGGACGTAAATCAACCGTTAACGCAGCAGGAAACTACACAAAGCCTAAAATGCGTAAGCAGTTGTTTTACTCTATTAAACGTGGATCAAAAGGCGGTCGCGCAGGGCAATGGAGTGCTAGAAAGGCTCAAATGTTAGCTAGACGATATAAAGCAGCAGGAGGAGGGTACAGATAGATGGCTCTCAAGAAGTCGCAAATATCGCTTAGAAAATGGACAGGTGAGAAGTGGGATTATACAGGCAAGAAGAAAAAGAGTCGTTACTTACCAAAGTCTGTAAGAGATAGCTTAACCCCTGCACAAAAAGCAGCAGGATCACGAGCAAAGAATAAAGCTACAAAGTCAGGTAAACAATCGGCTAAATATACTAAGTCAGAACGCAGAGCATTAAGGCGAATAAGATGAGTAAGCGAGATCCGAGAATAAAAAGGTTGGGTGTCGCAGGATATAACAAGCCAAAGAAAACGCCAAGTCACTCGACTAAAAGCCATGTTGTATTAGCAAAGGTCGGAGATAAGGTTAAAACGATTAGATTTGGTCAGCAGGGTGTTAAGGGCGCAGGAAAAAACCCTCGAACTGCTGAACAGAAAGCTAGGAGAAAGTCTTTCTTAGCTCGACATAGAAAGAACATCCAGAAAGGTCGAATGAGTGCGGCTTTTTGGGCTGCAAAGGTTAAATGGTGATAAAATGAATCTTATTAAGATAAAGCATAAAGGCTCAAAAGATGGATGGGCGCTAGTCAATGAGGCAGATTTCGACAGCAAGAAACACGAGCGTTTTGAGGGCGAACCAAAACGAGCAAGGAATGATAAAGGTCAACTCATAGCAGATGATCCATCAACTCCTGATGTAAATGAAGCATATGAAAGTGGCAAAAAGCCAGTAAAGAAGAAGAAAACGTCTACTAAGAAGGGATAAGTCATGGCGATAGTTACAACAGTAGGCGGCACAACAACAAACAGCTTTATTACTGTGGCTGAATACGAGGCTTTCTGGACAGAGAGAAACGTAAATATTTCGGGTAATACAGCCGCAAAGGAATCTCAACTGGTTCAAGCTGCTGATTATATAAACAGAAGTTATACTTTTGTCGGTGAGCAACAATATCGCTATCAGGCGATGGTTTGGCCTCGTTTGACAGGTATTTATCTCGTTAAAGATTTCCCTATCGATCCTGATTTTATTCCACAGGATATAAAAGATGCTCAAGCAGAGTTAGCTTATATTATTCATCAGGGAACAAACGTATTTGCTACGGTCACAGGTGGCGCAAAGGTTCGAGAGAAGAACAAAGCAGGGCCAGTAGAAACAGAAGTCGAGTTTACCAACTTTAGAGAAACGCCTCGATTTGTGGCGATTGAAGGATTGCTTTCGCCATATACTATTTACGGTGGCGCTCAACTTAAAATGGTGCGCGGATGAGTACAACAGTCACAGCAATCTCAGATGCAGCTTTCGATGCCGTTGATATAGCGGTAACGGATGTTATCTTTGACGCTGATGTAGAATATGAAACGCAAGGAACTTATAATCCTGCAACAGGTACTTATTCAGTTACAACAACAACTCTCACAGGCAGAGCTTTATTTGATACTAGTACTCCTGCCAGAGATATATTTCCTGATTCGATTATCGGCTCTAATCGTCAGCTTGTTTTGTTGGAGGGTTTTAGCGAGGTTATAAAGGAAGGATACAAGCTAACTATTTCATCGATTGATTATGAAATAAAAGCAGCACAGAAGGTTGTCGGGTCTATTTCACTTCAATATGGAGTGGCGTTGCAGAAATGAGTTATAAGAATTTTGAGATAAAGCTAAACAAAGATTTAGTCGATACCGATGAAAAGATCGAGGACGTTATCTCATTGATTGCTATGGATAGTTTGCGAGGTATTGTTTTAAAGTCTCCTGTTGATTTTGGAACATTTAGAAGAAACTGGATCGTTAGCAAAAATAGAATGAACCCTGCAACTATTAAGGGTGTAGATAAAACAGGAACACAAACGATTGCTAAAGGTACACAGACAATAGAGACTTTTGAGTATAAGAAAGATAAATCAATTATTATTCAAAATAATCTGCCTTATGGAAATAGGTTAGAAAATGGATGGTCTAAGAAAGCTCCGAAAGGTATGGTTGCACTAACGTTAGC